TAAAGAGCTTGTCAATACCTGTCGAGGCCTGCACTGAGGCCAGCGTCATGCGCTTGGCTTCGAGTTCCAGTTCTGCGCCCGCCTGACCTCGGCCAACGTCGTGATACTGGCCATAAACCTGCTTGCCAGACGCATCTAACACCTGCGCTCCGAGATTATCCGGGGCCGTCCCTTGCGGGTCGGTGTTGTAACCCATGTGCAACTGGATGCCTGTGGCACTGCCGCCAAGGTTTTTAATCAGGCTGGCGATGCCTACCCCAAGCGGGGCCATCATCTTTTCCACGGTCGAATCGGCAGAGTGACCCGTCATCCAGTCCGCCGCCGATCCGGCTGCGCCGCCGGTAAAGGACTTGTTGTTGATCGCCCCGTAAGCGCCCAAAGTGCCGAGCATGTCGCCTTCGGTCTTTGGCCCGCCACCTTTGCCCATCAGGCTGCTGATGACAGATATCGCGGCGACGGCGGCGCCGATGTAGGGGATGGCGGTGCCTAATTCCGTCAGGCCGGCCGACCCCATCAGTGGATCGGCCCCGGCACCAAAGCCTATCTGTGACAGGCCCATGCTTTGACCGACGCTGGACGTTGCAAACGCGCCATACGCTCCGCCGCCGACGTTTCCGGTAGCGAAGTTGTAGAGACTGCCACCGGATTGCAGCGTACTCAAGCCTCCGGTATTACCGAACATTCCCTGCGTGACCGTTCCGCCACCGCCCATCAAGCCCTGCAAACCACCGGTGATCGGATCGAGCACCGCCTTGATGACGATCTTGAAGGCGGCCGTTTTCAGGCTGTTTTTAATCGAGTCGATAAACACCTGCGACCCACCCTTGCCGTTCTCGAACCCGCGCATCAGCGCGTCGGTCAGCGCCCGGTCGATTTCATCGGTGAACTTCTTCCACTCGTCCATCTGCTGCTTGAGATTGTTCGCCGTAATAGTTTCGGCACGAACCGCATTGCGGTCTTTCATGGCCGCAATCTGAGTGCGGATTGCCTCGCCTTCCGCCGTGCATTGTTTTGTCGCATCGATGGACTCCAGGCGGCTCTGCAAAGACGCCAGCGTGGATTCATCCTGCGCGATCTTGCGGGCTTCCAGCGCGCTCTTGCCGAAGATGATCTCGAAATTGTGATCGCGCATCTTCTCGGTTTCGGCAATCAGAGCAGCCGTATCCTTGTTGAGGGTATCGATCTGTTCTTTTTTCGCCTTGGCGATTTCCGCATTGATCGCGACAGATTTTTCGCGTTCGATGTTGAGCTTCAGATAGGCTTCGATCTGCTTGTATAGCTCCGGGGTCAGCTGACTCCGGGCGTCGACCAGCATCTTTTCCCCGCGCGTCAATTTGGCGCCGGCGGATAGTTCTTCATTGAGTTCGGCGTTGTATAGGATGGCTGCTTCACGAACCCGGTTATAGGCGTTTTGGGCATCGGTCAGGGATTCTGTTTGTTGATCCGTTTCGAGCTCGACTTCCTCGCGTTGCTTCTTCGCCGCCTTGGCAACGCTGCCGCGTGCGATCTCTTCAGCGCCCATCTGATCAATGATGGCCTTAATGGAAGCGACTTCGCCTTCATAGGCGGCCTTGGCGGCTTTCTGGTCGGCAGCAAGCTGGCGCAGTCCCGCGGACCCCTGATCGGATAGCACTTTTCCGGCAGCCCCGAACCCCGGTATTTTTTGCAGGGTATCGCCCAGCCCCTGGATGAATCCGTACCAGAGGCCGGCCATGCCGTTCAGGGCGGTCTCGAATCCGTATTTGAGCGATTCCCAGCCCACCAGAAGGTTTTGCACCATGAGGTTGCCAGCCAGGCGCGCTTCCGTGAAGTTTTCGCTGAGCCAGGTTCCGAACTGATAGCCGGCGATCAGGGCGAACAGGCTGCCGAGAACGGTTTTTACCGACAGCAGCGCTACCTGGGTTCCCCACAGCGCGGTATTCATTACCGCCAGCGCGCCGGTACCCGTTTTGATTTCGGCACCGGCCAGGGCCAACTGAAGCTGTAGCGTTCCCCAGGCCGTCGCCACGGCGGCGATGACGGGTGGTGCGGCGACAAATACCACCCACCATTCGGCGTACAGGATGCCGAAGGTCTTGAATCCGGTAGCGATACTTTCCAGCGCCGGAATCATTGCGCTGGTGAAAGCGTTAGCCCATTGCATGCCGGCCGCCTTGGCACGAATCATGGTTTTTTCAAAATGATCGGCGGCGGCGGCCTGCTCGGTGGTTACCCGCGCAGCATCGAGACCCTCTTCGGCAATATTCTTCAGCACGGGCATCAAGGCCAGGTAGTCCCTGCCGAGGATGGCCTGGGCGTAGGCATTGCGTTGCGTTGCATTGCTCATGCCATCGAGCTTGACGGCCAGCTCGAGCAGCATCTTGTCCGCTTCTTTCAGCCGCCCACCCTGGGTGACCGAGAGATTGAGTTCGTCAAAGGCTTTCTTGGCATCACCTCCGCCGCGCGCCGTTTCGAGCATGGCCTTTTGCAGATTGGCCATGCGCTTGGCCATGTCTTCGATACCGACCCCTTCGAGCGATGCGGCACGCTTGAGCGATGAGAGCGATTCGACACTGACGCCGACGGCCTCGGAGAGCTGATAGAGCTGCGCCTTGGCCTCGATGGACTTTTGCACCATGGCGCCAAACCCGGCCAGTCCGGCGGCGATGCCGATGGAGGATAGCGCCCCCTGCAACATGCCCAGCTCCCGCATCAGCCCCATGGTGGCGCCCTTGAGTCGGTCAAACGCGCCTTCGGCCTGAGTGGCATCGGCGGTGATGACGATCTTGGGGTTGTTGATTTCCATGGATAGGGTGCTATGCTGACCTGATGGAGCGATTTATTGCATGGACGCTAGGGCTATGGATTGCAGGAAAAACCCTGCAGCGGGTATCTACGCCCCGCGCCAGCTGGGACCCCAGACCGGACGAGGGCGCGGGCGAACGCGCCGTGCGCATTACCGGGGCCGTGCTGTGCATGGTCGGACTCGTTGCCTTGGCGGTCTGGCTTGATCCGTCCCTTGGCAAGCTGGTCAACGGGTAGCCTCTTTTTCGTGATGGAAGGCGAGAAACTCGCGATCCATCGCACAGACTTTGCGGTAATGATCCTCGACAGGCTCGACGGACATCATTGATGCCCAGTGCAGGATGTCGCCAATCGGAATGCTGCCGAGAGCGAATCCGACCGGCCGCGAGCCCGACAGATCGTGAAAGCAATTCCAGGCGTCGGCGTTTTCCGGCCACAACTGAGGTTCGGCCGCCAAGGCGGGCGGCAAACCGTCGAGCTGGTCCAGCATGATGCGCGAGGGGCCCCACTCGAGTATCCACGCCAACGTCTCTGTCAGTTTTTTACTTCGGCCTCCAGGCGGTCCGCCTGGAACGTCGCCAGATCGTTTGAGAAACTACTGACCTGCTCGCGAAAATCCTTGTAGTCGGTGAGCAGTCGCAGCGCGTTATCGCGACTGAAAAGCAGTGGCTTGCCATCCTCTTCAATGCCTTTCCAATCCAGCAGGATGGTTTCGGCCATGGTTTCGATGGTGATTTTTTCCAGTACGTCGTCCGGCACGCGGTCGTGGCGCAGGGCCAGTTTATGCGGTGCGACCAGACGCTTGAGCAGCGCCCGGTTGGCTTTGTTGCCGGCACGCGCGACCTTGATGCTGGCGCCTTCGCCAATGTCGATCCATGCCCCCTGCTCCTCCTGAATGAGCGAGGTGCCGAAATTCTTTTTGATGTCCATGTTGATTTACCCGTTCTGCCCGCTTGAGGATTGGCGCGACCGACGCTGCGGGCGTCAGCGTTTCGGAGATAAAACTCCTGGCCGCGCCAAAACGATCAGACCGGCGCGGTGACGGCCGCGCCAGCGCGATCGATGAGGATCGTGCTGCCGCTGGTGGCGTCGCGCAGTGCCTGGTAACTCATGCTGACCATGACATCCTGACCCAGCCCGCCGGCGGTGATCTTGCCGCTGCCGTACTTGATATTCGGCAGGGTGATGACGTAGCCGTTAAGCGATCCGTCATTGACGCGGAACGAGAGGCTGCTGGCGGTGTTGGCGATGAATTTGTCGTACAGCGCGCCGTCGGCAAAATACACTTCCAGATTTCCGGTAATGGAAGCCACGCCGGAAGCGATGCCGGCAAAGCCGAGCACGCCGATTGCATCCTGCCCGCGCAGGGCGTTATCCAGCGAGAGCGACAGGCTCTTGATGTAGGTGGAGGAAAGCACCGCGCCGCCTTCCAGGATGTTGGCGACGCTGGAGACGCCATTCATGACGTTGTTGGTGAGCGAGGCGGTGGTCGTTCCGGGCAGCGTGGTGACGGCAGCACGGGCGCCGTTCTTGCCCATGAAGTCGAAGCTGCCGGTCAGGATCGAGCCGCTGGCCAGATTGAGCGCCATTTTGGAGACCGTCATGCCGCGATAGCTGAGGAACTGGGTGATGTCGGCAAAGTTCTTTTCGATGGTGAAGCTCGGTTGCGTGGTGCCATTAACCAGGCGCGAGGCCGATACCGTGACTGCCGCGCCGCCGCTGCCGGTACTGCCGGTGAAGGGCGTGCCCTCGAAGGTCAGTACAGTGGCGGTGGGATCGACGGTGGTGGACACCTGCGTCCAGATGTTCTGTCCGGAGACGCTCGATCCGCCGATCTTGACCCACTGACCCTTCACCAGATTAGTAAAGATGCTGGGGCCCGAGGTGGCGCTGCCGGCGGTGAGGGTGCCGGCGGCAAAGGTGGCGGAGGTGGGGATGGCGACGCCGACGCCGTTGACGCCGAAGGCGACCCAACTGCCTTGCAGGGCGGCGGCGATGAAGGGGTCGAATTCACCGTAGGACAGCTCAAAATTGACCCCGCCCGCAGTCTCGACCTTGGTCTGGATCAGGTCGGTAATCTGTCGGTCGCTGCGGATCTCTTTCGAGGTTTCGGTGCCGATGGTGTAGTCAAGCGATTCACCGGTAGTACGCAGCAGGTAGTGCGACCCGGTGCCGGGCGTGGTGCCCCAGGTAGCTTCGGGCTTGTAACGCAGGGCAACGCGAGAGGTGGAGGCGAGCGTGGTCATGGTGAGGTCCTTTTATAAAAGAACGCCAGGGGCGTTTTCGAGGGTGAGATAGGTGCCCACATAGGTGAGCGTGGCGATGCCGACCGGCTTTTCGAGACCGGCATCAAAGTCGATAGCGGTTCTGCCCAGGGTCAACTCCTTGAGCAGCCCCCCCAGCGTGACGGCGGTCAGGCTGCCCGCCAGGGCGAATTCGATCTCGGCGGCGATGCCGTCCAGTTCGTCATCCAGGCTGGCGGTCTGCTTGACCACGGCCTTGATTTCGATCTGCACCTGGCGGCGCTGCCGGCGCGGGTAATCAAGCCCGGAATAGTCCAGATCCTCCTGGATGCAGAACACCAGCAGGCAGGGCAGGTCGGCATCAGCAAGCGGTCGCAGGCGGCTTTGGAATACGCGTGTGCCGGTGGTTGTCAGCCCGCTCAACCGGGTAGCGATGGCTTCGCGGATCTGGGCGCGCGCGTGTGTCATGCGGCCTGCAACTGATAAACGACATCACCGGAATCCAGACTGTCGTCATCGATGTCGGCGATGGTGTAATTATTGGCCCCGACGGCGACCGCGTCACCCGCTTTCAGGCCTGCGGCAGATGCCGCAGCAACGCGTAGTGTCGGCAGATAACCGCCGACCAGGAGCACTGTCTCGGGGCGCGCGGAAAATACGGCATTCACCACCCGTGCCGGCCCGCCCGCCGGGGTCAGCGTGACGGGCTGACCGAGGCGGTTGATGATGCGGGCGGTATGGGCGGCGAAATCGACCACGGCTGCAGACGTCTATACTTAGGTTGCTACCGGCAGGTTGCTGCCGAGCCGCATGTAGACGGTGCTGGAAGGATTGGCCGCCGCTGCGACGGCAATTCCGACGCACTGCTGCGCAGTAGCCGTCTTGTTCACTACCTTGTTGGTGGCATCCCAGAACAGCCGGTCGCCGACGCTGATGGCCAGGGCCGAGGTCTTGCCGATCTCGACTACGCCTTCAATCAGGAACTCGCCCGCCGTGCTGATGACGACATCGGTCTTGGCAACACCGAATAACGCGGTGCCGAACAGGTAGCCGACGCCAGAGGCCACGGCGGCCGCCGGGGTCAGGGTGAGGGTATCGCCCTCTTGAATAAAGTTTTTCATGCTGTTGTCCTTTCAAGTGGGAATGGGTTAGGCGCCAGAACTCTTGTACAAGCCCCTGTAATCGATGGCCTTGGCGGCGAAATCGAGGCGGGCCTTGATCTCCATGCCGTCGACCTCGAAGCCGTTGCGGGTCTCGATATAGACGCCCTCGTTGCCATCGAGGTAGCAGTATTCGATGGTGTCGATAGTCATCGGGTCGGCCGCCAGATACCAGACGGCGGTGCTGGTGGCATCCAGGCGCGGCTCGACCAGTACTTGCAGGCTGGACTTGAACGGGTTGATGTCGCTGGATTTGGCGGAGACGAAATCGGCGCTGGTGTATTGCTGCGCGATGGTTTCCTTGGCGGCCGGGACGATCAGGAATTGCGGCATGACGTTGATGAATTGACCGTCCAGGCTCTTCTGGATGCGCATCGCACTGCGACCGGCATCCAGCCCGGCGACAGCGATGACGCCGCTGCCCAGGTTGCCGTGGTTGGCATGGAACAATGCCGTGCCATCGTTCAGCGCGGCGTTGGTGGTGACGATGCCCCAGACGATGTCGGATTCGAGATTCGCCGCGGCGCGACCAAACTTGGCCGGCAGGTCGGCAAAGGCATTCAGGTCGTCATTGATGATGGTCTGACGCGTCACGGCGATGATGCGGCCGTAGGTGGCGAGCTGATAACTTTCCTTGCCCTCGCCGATCGAGCCGTAGGTGAATTCGCCGGCTTCGTTGATCTGCTTGAGCTGCGGCGCATCGCCGATCTGGGTGCGCTGAATGGTCTTGAAGTCCGGCGCGCTGGTCTGCTTGGTGAAGGGCTTGAAGGTCTGCGGCGCGGCTTCGTAGCCGGCGCGCAGCGTCTTGTTGGCGACGTTGGCCAGGATGTACGGGAAATCCGAGGTGGCCAGGGCGCGCTGCGCCAACTGCAGCTTGTCCATGCCGCGCGTGTTTTCGCCGGACTTCTCCAGCAGCTCACGGCCGATTTCGAGCAGGCTCAGGCTGCGATACTGGCGGCCGGCCTCGGTCAGCTTGGTGCGTCCGGGCTGGGCGCGGTGCATGATGGCGTTTTCGACTGCTTCGCGGCGCACATCGGTTTCGTCGGTGACGGTCTCGATCTTCACGTTGCGACCGGCATCGCGTTCGGCCAGCTTGCCGAGGATCTGCGAGCGGGCGGCATCGATGGTCACGTTGTTGTCAATCATGGTCGGCGCCAGATCATCGACGCCGTGCCGTTTGCACAGACCGAGGATCTCGGATACGCGACTGCGTTCGGTAAGCGTGACCTCGGCGCGGATCGCGTCGAGATCGGGATTGGCGGGATTCGCCGCCGGATTTGCTTGAGACATGGTTTTCTCCTGAGTTTGGGCGGCTGCCCGATTCTGAAATTCACACGAAGTTGCTGGCAGACTGCGCGTACCGGCCCCAGCGTCGGCCTGAACTGGAACAAGGGAAATTTCCATCGGCTCCCAGTCGATTGCGCGATAGACGGGCACGTCGCCCTCTTCGATCTGGTACTTGCGCACGGCATAGCCAACGCTGATGTTGCGCAGGATGCCGGCCTTGACGTCGGCCACAATCGGCGCGACGTCGGCGCGCTCCGAGAAACGCACCATGGCGCGACCCTCGGCACCGTTCAGCCAGGCACGCTCGACGACGCCGATGACCGAACCGAGATCATTGGCCGCATGGCTGTTGAGCAGCGGCGCCCCGTCATTGAGGCGGGATAAATCAACATGAGTGGGATCAAGCGAAAGCTCTTCGTCGTAGCGGCGACCGGTCCAGAAGTCCTGGCGGCGCACTTTGGCTCCGGTCGTCCAGACTACTTCGACCGACATCGCGCCATCGGCGGCGCGGACCAGCGTGGCGGGCTCAAAACGCGCCTCGCGGCACTGCATGGGTAGTTCGCGGGTTTGGGACATGATCGCCTTCCGTGACGTGATGACGGAAGGCTAGTGATTCGGCAGTCTCATTTCTGCCAAAAGTGAGACAATCTTCGCTCGTCAGGCAGCGAGCAGTAATGCAGCGAGCAGGCGCGCCTTTTTTCGATTACGCGGAACAGTATCGTCCACCGCACCCAAGGCAATGACCTGCGCCCCGCCCTGGCCAGTTGTCGCCACACCACGATTCGCGGCTTGCATGCGAACGACTACTGCACACGACTGCGAACCCTGGAGGGTTGCGCCAATACCGCAGATCGCCAGAGGCTCAACAGGCGCTGGCTTTGCCGGAGTCTTTTCGGCCTTGATCGATACAGGTTTCTCGCCGGATTTTTTCCATCGACCTTTCGACTTGGCCAGGCCACCCGAGGCATGATCCGGAAAGGTACTGATCACCGGCACCGGGACGCTGCCCGTCGCGGTGCTCGACTGCCCCCCCTGCGCCGTAGCGCCATCGCCGACGATGGCGCCGGACCCGCCGGCAACGCTTTGCGAGCCCTGCCCGCTGATGATCGCGCCGCTGAACAGTTCGATCACGATGCCGGTCGCCGACTGCGCGCCCTGCCCGCTCGCTGCAGCGCCAGTGATCGTCTCACCACCCGTCGCCGCGCTGGTGGCACCGCCCTGCCTGGTGGCCGCGCTGCCGCTAAATATCTCTACGCCGGCATCGCTGCTGCTCTGTGAGCCCTGGCCGGTACTGGCCGCGCCGGTGAATGTTTCGCCACCCGTGCCGCTCGCGCGTTGTGCGCCCTGCCCGGTCGCTGCAGTCCCGGTGTAAGTTTCAAGACCTGTATCACCAGTGGTCTGCGAACCCTGACCGGTAGCGATCGCACCGGTGTAAGTCTCGACGCTTGCCGCATTGATGCTCTGCGATCCCTGACCGCAGCTGGCTGTTCCGGTAATAGCTGGTGGCGATCCGCTGGCGCTGATGCTTTGCGAACCCTGACCGCTGGCCGCGGTGCCACTGAATGTCTCGCCGCCACTTCCGGCTGCGCTTTGCGAACGTTGCGCAGTCGCCGCCGTGCCGGTAAAGGTCTCTGCGCCGGCATCGCTGCTGCTCTGTGATCCTTGCCCGGTGCTGGCCGCACCGCTGAAAGTCTCGCCGCCAGATCCGCTGACCGACTGCGAACCCTGGCCATTGCTGGCCGACCCTGTGAAGGATTCAGCTCCCGCTGCGGAGGTTGATTCGTTACCCTGGCCGGTGGCCGCTGTTCCGGTGACCGGGCCACCCGCAGCGGGAGCGTCGATCAGGTTGGTGTCAAACCAGCCTTCTGCTTTCAGGTTGGCATCGAACCAGCCGTCCGGCAACAGCTCGGCATCGAACAGGCCGATACGCGCCACGGCTTACCCCTGTGGGGGGGTGAAGGTCACCCTGTCATACGTCCATCCGATATTCTCATCACCCGTCTGCTCCATGATCTGATGCTCCGGGTACATCTCGCACACCGTCTGCAACTGGTTGGGCGTAATGCTGACGCAAAGCTCGACCAGTCCATTCCTGACCCCGACGATCACCACGCTATTTTTCCATCACGGCGAGACTGCCGCTGAAGAATGTGGCTGTAGTTGCCGAACTCAGGATGTTGTGCAGCATGCACGTCCCGTTATAAAGCCGGATGCCGGGAGAACCGATCACTTTGGGTGTGCTGACGTTGACAACGGCGGTGCCGATGGTGGATATATCGCGGCAGATCATCAATGACACAGAGCCTGTTGTTCCAAGACTTGTCGTATTTGTGATGCCCTGAATTGACTGCACACCGGTATCACCGGCAGCAAGCTGAAACCAGATGATCGTCCCTACGACCGCCGTCGCGGGCAATTGAGAACCGGCGATGGCCGATAACGTGGCAACCTTTGAACCCGTCCCTTTGCTGTTGGTGTAGCGCACCGTAATGCCTGCGTTCGCTGCGGCGTTGTTCAGCGCCGCTGACGTCACCAATAGCGCGATGCCGCACCCTTCACCGTTCGTCGTTCCATTCACATCCCGCGCCGGCAGGGTTGGCGTGGTGATGGCTTGCTCAGTCAAGGTGGCGAGGACGATGCCCGTGTTCACCCACAGCACGTCGAAGAAGTCATTGGTATGAACGACCGATGCCGCCATTTCCAGCGCAGTCAGGTAATTCCCCCCTGTAGAGGGATTGGGGATTGGAATGCACCCGTAGTCGCCCGACGCCGTGCCATCAGTGACACGGCCGTTGATCCCCGGCGTTCCGGGTGCCCATGCACCGGGATACCCCGCATCCTTGGACGTACAGTACCAGCACCCTGCAACGTCAGTGGCTGTAGATGTTTTCATGAAGGGGATGCTGCGGCCACCGTAGTTACCTAGCCCGGACGGCGGATATTCCGCGCCGTTTTGATCGCGATGAACCCATGAACCATCTTCGCGATAACCCATGTTCTCGCCAGGGAGCAAAACGAACTGCATCAGTTCGACACTGTTCGTGCCGTCGAAGTGTTCCAGGCCCACATTGCAGTTGGTTCCGGCGCTGTTGTTGGTGACGTAGATCGCCTTGACGTTGCGCTGCGTCGATGCCCCAGGCGAGGCAACGATGGTCGTCGTCGTCGCGGTCGTGATGCGCGTGTTGGTGCGCCCCGGCGTGATGGTCGAGCCGTTCGCATCCACATACGACGCATGCACCTCGATGGTGGACGTAGCCGTACCGGTCACCAACCGGATGATGTCCGAGGTGGAAGTAAGTAACAACATCGACTGTTAGCTGCCGGATGTCGCCTTGGCGACGGTATGCGTGAATGCGGACACCGAAACTGCGGCATGGATGGTGATCGCGGTGGAGTTGAGCACCAGGTTAGCCGTTGCGGTCCCGACCGAGCCATCCATGACGACGGTGCTGCCGTCTGATTTCAACGCGCGGAACCAGCTCGCCGTGCCGCTGGCATTGGCGTCGGAATCGGCGGTGATGGCGTTGAAAGTGAGCACACCATTCGATGCCGATGGCGCCGAGGTGGCGTTAAAGCGCAATTCGGCAAGTAGCACCTGGGCGCCAACTGCCGTGTCGGCAGTGGCGGCCTGCGTGCTGTCATAGAGACGCAGATAACCGTTGTCGAGTAGCCGCGCGAGGGCGTCGGCTTCGGCGGAAACGGTGGCATTTGTCAATTGGGTATTCAGGGCCATGTGTTACTCCTTAGAAAGTAGGTTCCGCGCCGACGATCTCGCCGTTTTCATCGTGGATGAACCGGATTGACTTTGGCTGCGGTGCCGGGCCGACGGTGACCGGCGGCATGTGGATCTGCGTGGTGGGTGTTTCGCGCGAGGCCATGGCCAGCAGTCCGCTGGTGATCGTTTCCATTGCGCTGCGATGCTGTTGTTCGGACGCTTCACGCTGGGCCGCATCGCCGGCGGCCGGTGCGGTGCTATCGACGCGATCGCTGATCTTGGTCTTGACGAAGCCAAGGTAGTCCAGCGCGCCGGTGGCCTTTAGTTTCTTGTAATCCTCACCCAGCTCGGCAAATACCGCGTCGGGCTGATAGCCGCGCTGCCGCAGCTTTTCCGAGACGGACGACAGACCGGCGGCGATCTCGGCCGCATCGGCTTCGACATCTTGCAGCGGGTTAACGTAGTCCCACTTCGGCGTGGTCCATTCGACGGCGTAATCGGCGCGCGGGATCTTCCCGGCCAGCACTGCGGCATCGACAAAGGCACGCCAGATCGGCGTCAATAGACGCGGCACCAGGACATGCCACTGGCTCTGTTCGGCACGACGACGGAATTCCATCATGCCGACCCGCGCGCTGCTGAAATTGACCTGGCTCAGATCGCCGGTCAGCATTTCGTAAGTTACCCCGGTGCCGGCCGCGATCGCGTAGAGCTGCGTGCGGATATAGTTTTCATAGCCCGGTGCGGCGGTCGGCTGCGCCACGGTCACCGACTGGCCGTTGGTGGCCAGCACAGCGCCCGGCTTCAGGCTGCCCAGCTCGCCCAGCGTCGCGGCATTGCTCGATGCGGTTGATTGCGCTTCACCCAGGCCGGGCACCGCGAAGTCGCTGCCGTCGCCGCTGATGAAGACGCTCATCAGCGCCTCATTCTGTTTGCGCGCCAGCTCGGCGTCTTCATAGATCGCCAGGTCGCGCAGGCGGGCAATGACCGGCGCGAAGCGCGTGATGCCGCGTGCCTGGCCCGGCCGGTCGGGCGCGAACAGATGCACGATGTTGCGCGCATCGTGCCGCTTCGAGGTCAGGCTGGATTTCAGTGCGGAGAACGTGGTATCGCCGGGATGCTGATCGCGCAGCCAATAGGCGACGATGCGCCCCAGCGCGTCGAATTCGACGCCGCTGACAATTGGCCCGCCGGCCTGCCCCATGACCCCGGTGCGCGTGGTGTCGAGATAATCGATTTCCAGCAGCTGCACTTGCAACGGTACCGGCAAGCCATCTTCCGGACGCCGCGAGCGCAGGCGCAACAGCACTTCGCCGTCCTGTTCCATGGCGCGATAGGCTTGCGCTTCGAGTCCGTTGAAGTCGGTGCCGCCATCGGCATCGGAGACGGAGATCCATTCGCGCCACAGGGCATCCAGGAGACCCTTGGTTTTAGTATCGGTGGCGCGGCTGGATGGAATGATGCCCTCGCCCACGACATTGCTGACCAGGCACGACAGCGCCTTGGCGGCATAGGGATTGTTCTGCACCAGGCTGCGCGCACGGGCGCGCAACATCGGCGCATCGGCACGGTGATCGGCATTGGCGCTGGCGCCCTGGCGACGCGGCACCCAGCCGTCGGCACCGACGTTGGCACCCTCGTAGGCGCGGACCTTGGCCAGCGCACGGCGTGACAGGGCGCGGCGTAATCCGGCGGCTGGATCGAACCAGCCGATGGCGCGGTCGACCAGCGAATACGCGGGCGCGGCCATCAGTCGCGCCGTCCGCAGGGAGTGAAATAGAACACGCCACGACGCGTCCCCGATCCGGACGCAATCACGCCGGCGACATGCTCGCGGGCACGCTTGAGTTCGAGAACGGAGCGGTAGGTGACTTCCTTGCCATCGACTTTGACGGTAAGTTCCGCGCTGGCGATGGCGGCATCGAGGTTATCGAGGTCGGTTTGGGTAAGGGCCATGCCCGGCACGCTACCGGGGTGGCAGTCTCATTTCTGCCAAAAATGAGACTATCGGCGCGCGAATGTCATCAGGAACGCTGTCCAAGTGTCACAAACCGCTTGACATTGTGCAACCATTGCACAATAATAGACTCATGCCGACACTCCACCGCCTGCCGAATTGCAAGATCGAACTGCGCAGCCGCGACCACCGGCCGGCGCATGTGCATGTACTGTTTTCCGACGGGCGCGAGGCACTGGTGTATCTGGATGATCTGCGCATTGTTTCCCGCCAGATCATTCGCACCGGCGAACTGGCGGATGCGCTGGCGTGGATTGCCGGGCGCACAGATGAACTGACCCAACGATTCGAGGAGCTACAGCAATGACCAACGACCCGCTGCGCATCACCCGTGTGGACGTGCTGCCAGGACGCCAAGCACTGCATCTCGTCTTCGGTGACCTGCATGCCCGCCCTGTCGATCTGACCGACTGGATCAAAAATACCAAGGCACTGGCCCCACTCAAGGATCAGGCGCTATTCGCCAAGGCGCGGGTCGGTGAGCACGGCGCCACGGTGGTCTGGGTCGACGACGAGATCGAACTGGGCGCCGACAACCTGCGCAATCTGGTTGAAGAGCAGTCCGACGGCATCGGCCACGAGCGCATCATCGAATGGATGCACCGCAACAACCTCACCCAGGAGCGCGCCGCCGAAGCCATCGGCCTGTCGCGGCGCATGCTCAACTACTATCTGTCGGCGGAAAAACCGATCCCGCAGATGGTCTGGCTGGCGTGTCTTGGCTGGGAAAGCCAGCGCAAACCCCGCCGCGCCCGGCGTGCACCGGAAGCGGCGCACGCCTGAGCCGGCGGGCGCGTTTCTCAACGGCAGGAACTTCTCCCGTACCACTCCCGGCCGGTCTGCGCTTCAATGGCGTGAATCTGCTCCATGCTTATCTCCCTGCGGTTTTGATGATGCGATAGACCGTCGCGCGACCGATTTCAAACTCGCGCGCTAACTCGCGGGCATTGCGGCCATTGAAGCGGCGTCTCACTTCGTCCCTGATCCGGGCCCGTTCTTTTTCCTTGGTGCCGACGAAAATCCGTTCTCCGCGCCAGGTGTGATGCAAGTCGGTCACGATCTCGCTGCCTACCATGACTGCAACTTCCGGAGAGACGCCGAGACGCTCCAGGGCGCAGGTTATCCGCCGCTGCACATCGTCGATAAACTCGATCACCATGCCCTCCCTAAAGTGCGACCCGGTTGTTTTTTGAACGGCAGGCTGAAAGTCGGCGCTGGCGGCGCGGCGGTCGCATGCAATGATGCGTTCACGATCTTCTGCGGCGGAAGATTCACCGGCTCGAACAGATCGCCGACCACCGGCTGCACCCGGCCTTCCAGCTCATCCCAATATTTCGGGCTCTTTTTCGCCAGCTCGAAATAGGTCTCCAGCCACACGGTATAAACCGTGCAGTCCCAGGCTTCGACCCGCTTGCGGATTGCGGTCCAGGTCGATTCATCACCGCGGACCGTGCGCCGCGTAGTGCGCGCTTCGCCGGTGAATTGGCGAAAGAACTCGTCCGATAGCTCGTTGCTGAAGTGCATGTATCCCGGCCCTGGCCGCGTGATCTGCAGCCGGCCGTGAATCAGATCCTTGGCGTGATTGGTGCCGACCCACCACAGCACCAGGCCGTTCTTGCGCAGCCGCCCCTTCCAGTCGATATCGACCTTGGACGCGCCGTCGCGGATATGCTTTTCACGGCCCGACCGACCGCCGATGGCAAACACCTTGCGCCGCACATGCTTGGCGCAGAAGTTATACACGGCATGCGTGTTGTGGCCACGGGTATCGATGGCCGCCCCCGCGATCCGCAGCCGCTGCCCGCTGACGTGCGTGAATTCTGTCTCGAACAGGAACTCCTCCAGGTCGTGCCAGACTTCCTCCTCATCGGGATTGCCGAAGAAGATCCGGTGCGCCACCGTCCAGGTCTCGCAGCCGCGGCCATAGCCATACACCACGCACTCCAGCCGGTTGGGCTGGGTATCGATGCCGGCCAGCAACAGCACCGCTCCCATCGGCACGCGCTCCAATGGAAAAGGCTCGGCACGCTGGCGCAGTTCATTCTCATCCGACTTCTCGAAGGCTTCGGCCCAATACTCGCCCAGCGTGGTATTCCAGAACGCCTGCAGCTTTTCTTTCTTGCCTTCGCCTGACTCGCGGAAGGCGGCAAGGAAGTCACGGGCGATGCTGACCCAGGATACATTCGGGCTGTAGGCGCTCCAGACGTGGAAGGCGATATGCTGCGGCGGGCGGATGATCTCGCCGGCGGCGTTGCGGAAGATGCCATCGCTGTCGCAGGTCGTGCCATCCTCGGACTGATAGCGACCGCGATCGGCGCCGGCCAGGTACTGCGCCTGGTCGATCAGCGCTCCGCAATGCGGGCAGAGGTGCCGAACGGTTTCCGGGTTGTCGTCGGTCCATTTGAAGCCGTGCGGCTCATCCTTGCCGCCCCAGGTGAGCGCGTGATACTCGCCACACTCCGGGCAGGGAATGAAAGGCTGCAGAAAGAGGCCGGCTTCTCGCTCGCGCTTTTCGATATTCGAGAAGCCCTTGAGTTTCGGTGTGGTGCCGACCACCAGTTTTGGGAAAGTCGCACCCTCGATCCGCTTGGCCGCCAGCGTACCGGGGTCGCCCTCCTTTTCAATGTTGCTGTCGAAGGCGTCGTATTCGTCCAGGTAGGCGGTATCGACACTGATGCGGCGGTAATTCTTCGCGGCCTTGCCGCCTTTCATGTGCGCGATGCTGCCCAGGAACTTCTTGGCCTGCAGCGTGTTGTCCTTGTCGCGCTTCAGGTACGCAGGGAAAACGGTTTCCATCACCGCCACGTCGCGCAGCATCGGGTCCAGCTCGGTCTTGACGAACTCGTCGCGGTCGTCGTCGGTCGGTTGCCACAGTGCCTGGTTGCGCCGCTTGTGCTGCGAGAAATAGCCGATGGCGGCCAGCAGGATCTTGGTGTAACCGACCCGCGCCGACTTGCGCAGATCCACCTCGCGGATGTCATCGTTGCTGATGCACGCCATGATGGCGCGCTGAAACCACCAGGGCGTCCAGCGCTGCTCGACGTAGCTGGATTCCGCCGACAGGTAGAAATGCTCGCGCGCCCATTGGTCGAGGGTCATCGGCTCCGGCACCCCGAACGCCGCAAGACCGCGCTGCAAGTGCTGCTGCAGCATCGGCATCACGAATCGGGTGTGCTCTGAGAGATCCATCAGGCGATCACCTCCGGCTCAGTGGATACGTCTGCACTCTCGGCAGCGGTCAGATCCGCCAGCGACATCGCCGCGACCATGTTGCGGGCCTTGGCCACCTCGCCCGCGATCAGATCGATGTCGTCGGCCGTCAGCAGCGGCACCCGGCGGCGAATCATGCCGGGGATCGCGTCGAGAATTCCGGCGGTTTTCGATGCGGTTTTCGTCAGCACCTCCTCGATCAATACCACCGGCGCTAGCTCGCCGCGTGTCACCGAATTTTGCATTTCAATCCGCTCGCGCTGCGCCTTGGCCAGCGCCGCGCGCTCACCCGCCAGATCGAGGTCGCCTATCGCCGCCCTGCCCGCCGCCTGCTCGCGCAACCGACGAATATAAGCCACGCGGATCTCATTCATCGATGCCGCTTTCCAGTCGATGGCCAGCTCCGACAGCAGCCTACTGATCGACGACTGATCCAGATCCAGATGCTTGGCAATCCCCTGCTGAGTAAGCACCCTATGCCCCCCTTAGATAAAACCCGTGACTAGCGAAAGCTCGGGGTTCGCATTACCCGTGCGGCGGAGTGCTGGGGAGGACCCGCGAATCATCGGGCGCTGGCCAGGGCTGCTGTTAGCTCGCGCTCGAACTCGGGCTGCCAACGTTTTGAGACGACCTGCTCACCAAGTCGCTGTAGGTCAATGAACTGTCGCCACCTACCAGGCTTGACGAACATGATGTAGGGCTGAATTCCACTTTTGTACTGAGTCCGCTTAGACTTCAGCATGGTGGCATTCGCGCTGCTTTGCTCGATCCTGCGATAGATTCCGGGATACAGATGCGATCTGGCACCGGGCATAATGACGAAGAATCCAATCTTCTTACTTCTCCCCATTCCCCGGTCTCTCGCCCTCGTATAGTCAAGCCTAAGGTTCCTGATCGATGACCTAAGCACACCAAACATTTCAGCGAACTGTGTGCGCTTGATGTTTCCGCGACTGTCGAGCGGGCAGTCCTTTCCCGGTACGATCATGTAGCCATCCGGAACTAAGCCGCACCCACGCAGCGCACCCTCAACTTTTTTCCAGTCACGCGTTCCACCAGAGAACAGGTGCCGAAGAGCCTTTGCGTAAGTCGTGCCGCCTTCCGAAGAGTCTTCACGCAGCACAACCCGTGCCGTCAAGTTGTCGCGTGTTGCCCTCTCAATTCTGAAGGCACGCAGCGTGAAAGCCGTAGGCCCACCCTTGAAGGATCGCTTCATTTCTTCCTTGATCTCAGCATTGACGGAAAAAGCGACGCTGTTCAGCGCACGGCTGGCGGCATAACGAATTTGCTTCTGCATTCCCTCTAAGCGAGCCTTCGTTGCATTCAAGCCATCGATCTTTACCGTGATCATCGTCATCCCTTTCGACCTGGTACGCCAACCCAATCTCCGATCACCATCTGCGCCACCGATATTTCACCCGACGGCACAAACCGCCTGCCGATCTCCTGCCCGTTCTCGCTGGCAAAGAATCTCCGCCTCGGCTCGCAGTCCGGCCTCAACCCGACACGGATCACGGCATCGATCTCCGTCTTGCCAAACGCCTCTCGCAGATCATCGATCCATGCCGTCACGGTTGGCATCGATTGCCGGCTCATTGCCAACCCTCCGCAAAGCCGCCGGACGGGGCACCCACCCACACCACCCCCTTTAGGGGGGGTGGTGGGTGTCCCCGTTCCATTTCGTTCCAACCACCAAAAAGACGCCAAAACCCTTGCAGCGCTAAGCGTTGCGCCGTTCCCGTTCCACTTTCTGTTTTTTCGTTCCAAGCCTCCGGAACCGTTCCATGCTGGAACAGCCAACAAACCCTTGATGCATCTACGTTTAGCTCATTGTGAAACCGCTGGAACGGCCCGCGTTCCAGTCTTGTTCCAACCCCGTTCCAATACGCCCCCGCTTTTCCGACCGCGCCCCGCATTGCTCCGGAAAATATGACACATCGCATAATCAATGCACCGCCTTTGCTTCGTTTGTACCCTTCACACTCAGAGAGAAGCCCCGGCGCGACTTCTCCACCAGCTTGTCATCCAGCAGCCGCGCCATCACCCGATGGACCTTGCTTTTGGCTCGCTCGCCATTCCAGCCGCAGGCGGTAGCCCAGTCGGCGAAGTTGGAATCCGGGTGATGCAACATCGCGTACAGCAGCCGATCCTCGTCCTGGTTGCGCCCTTTCTTGAGATCGTGCGCACGCTGGTCGGTAATCGGCAAAGCCACCACAGTGGGCACCTTCTGCCCGTGCTCTTCCATACTCTTGCCATGAAACTCAAACGGAATCGGATCGAAATCCGGCCCCCGCTTTTTCAAATGCCAGTGCAGATGCGCGGTTTCGCCATCGCTCCACACCGTCAGATTCGTATCGATCTCATTGACGAACGCCCCGCCGCCGCGCGGAACCAGCGTGTCCTTGTTCGCACTCTTGGTCGGATGGCAGTTGGCAATCACCGCAGGGTGTCCCGGCAGTTCCGCCAGGGCGCGCAGATCCCAGGCATGCGATCGCGCCTGCAGGTTGTCATCCTCGCTGTCGCCGGTGAAATAGCTGACCGACGTATCCACCAGCACCAGGGCGAACTCGCCGCAGCGGGCGCCCTCTTCCTTGATCTGTTCCACGTAGTTCCGCAACGGCAGCGCATGCGGCAGCACCGTCACCAGACCGCTCACATCCTCCCGTTCCAGATCGAGCGCCGCCATCGTTGCCCGCAACCGCGTTCGAAATCCATCCGGGTTTTCACCGCAAAGAATCAACACCTTTCCGCGTACCACCTCGCGCGACGCAAATCGCTGCGCAGAAGCCACACACAAGGCCATTAGCAAGCCGATGGCCGTCTTGCCGTGGTTGGTCACCGCCGTCATGGCATAGAGCGCGCCGCGCTGGATCAACCCATCAACCACCCATTCGAATGGCGCACTTTCATCCAGCCATTGCACCGCATCGATCAATAGCGGCTTTGACGATTTATGCGCGCGCGCCGAAGCTGGAACATCCGGAAGTGGGATCTCTTCCATGATGTAATCCGGAGGCTCAAGCGCTGAATCCGGATCGGCCGCAGCTGGAACAGGATCAACCAGGACCACCGGCACGCGCATGCCGGAACGCATGAACGCCACCAGCTCGGCCTCACCCATGCCCTCTGCCACCGCATCTGCAATATCCCATCCGCTGGCGACTTCACCCGGCGCAGGAATGATCACATCGCGCACCTGGCCGCCGAGGCTGCGCACCTGGCGCGCTACCGCATCCATGGCCATGCGCCCCGGCTGTTCCGCTTCTGGCAAGAGCGGCTTCGAATCCTCACTGACACCCGCTTCACGCTCGGTCGGTGTCAGACGCTCGCGCTTCGCATCGCAATCCGCCCAGGTCAAAACCTTGCGCCCGGAAAGCGGCGACCAGTCGGATTTATCGACCGCCTTTGCCCCACCCTGCCAGCTGATGACCACGAATTCCGGCAAGTGCTCGTGGCCGGCATCAGCGCATTTCTCGCCCTCGACTACCAACACCACCGCATCCGGCTTCGCCGCCAAACGATCCAGGCCATACAAGGGGCGCCCGGCATCACCGAAGCCCATCCAGCGCCATTCCTCCTGCGCCGTTTCGCTATGGCGCGCCCACACCAAGGGCAATGTTTCTTTGCCGCCATCGCTCTTGGTGAAGCGATAGACAAAGCCCATCACCGCGCCATCGGCGGAACGGTAACACCAGTTCTTTTCCGGCAAGCCGCGCATCACATGCGCCCGCGGCGGATCGCCGGCCGAGGCTGGAACAGGCATGACCTGTACCCAGGGTGTGCGCGGCGCTTTTTCAGGCGCGGCCCGCTGCACAGGAGCTGCACCAGCTGCCGCCGGTGCCCCGCCCAATTCAGCGCAGGCGTCGATAAATGACAGGCCCTTGTAGGCGATCAAGAACCCGATGGCGTTGCCATTCGCGCCGCAGCCAAAGCAGTGGTACATCTGCTTGGCCGCATTCACCTTGAATGACGGCGACGATTCGGAATGGAAAGGACAGCACGCCTCATGTTCCGCCCCGCGCTTTGTCAGCGGAACGTGGCTATCGATCAGGGCGACAATATCCACCCGCGCCAATAGCGCCTCGACGTTGATACGAGGTTCAACCATGAAACGCTTACCGACGAGCAGTTTTCTTGGGCGCTCCCGACTGCGCCATCAACGCAGCCACCTCCTGCATCAACCCCTCGACCCGTCGCAAGGTCGCCCCTTCAGCAGCGGCCTGGTCGCCCATATAGCGCGCGATCAGGTAATAGATCGGCGTCAGATCGTTCTGCGTCTGGATGTAGCGCTCCATCAGCTCGATCGAGAAATGGTAGCCCCCCTCTCCGGCCAACATCCGGGAAAGATTGCCCGGTGCCTTGTCCAGATCCATCGCCACACGCTTCAGGCCGTGGGAATAGATTTCCGCCGTCATGCACTCGCGCAGACTCGAGTAGCGGTCAGTCAGGCCAGGCTCAAGTTCGAGGGTCAGTTGGTTTGCCATCAATAACCTCCAATACGTTTTTATGCGGTTGATTGCTGCTGGTTGTTGCTGCCAACAGGCAAAAATAGGAACCTGCAGATACCAAAAAAGAGGCCAGCCCATGACGGATAGAATCGAAGTTCTCACGCAACGACTTACCGAAAGGACTGGCCATGACCGACTCCGAGCGCATCACGCGCCTCGAGCAAGAAGCACTGCGGCTCGCCACAGAGCACGAAGCGCTTTACCAAGTAAGCGCCGCGCTTCTTGCAGCACTGCCCTTCCCGCCACAAACCGTGCGGGCGCTGCTGACGGCGTCCTACGACTCAATGCGTCGACAATTGGAAGGACGAGACGAAAGCGCTGTATTTCAGCAGCAGGCAGCGGAATGTCACGACACACTGTCAAAAATGATCCTCGACGCGTAGGGCTGATCAATGTATCGGTACGCAACCGCTCCATCGTGCGGTCTACCCGGCTCATTTCCATATCACGCTACCCCCGACAAAGGCTTAGTCGATCCACGCCAAGCGGGGTATTCACCAACCTGACGCCAATGAGCGAATCCATTTTTATCGGAACGCCACGTTCTGCCATCCCACCAGTGCATCGTGGCACTGCCAATGACCCGACTATCAGTGAAGTGCCGCTCGTACCAGCCAATCCGCACCGGCTTGGTGGTTCCGGGGAACCAGGGAGTCAACCCACTCCGCTGCGGAGCGCGGTCATTTGCGATGGCCAGCCACTTTATTGGGCAGATAACCATTTACGCTGCCTCTTGGTGGGGCTCGGTAGCCGCCTCGCCAGCGCCGAGTTTTTCAAATACTTCCGGTCGGGCCAGTTTCAGAAACATCAGGCGGGCCTTTGGAATTCCGGCGCTGCGCCATTGCGAAACCGAGGCTTTGGTGACCTCGCACAGCCGCGCCACAGCACTTGTTCCGCCAAGTTGGTCGATGATCGGATTGGGGTCTTGTTTGGTATCCATACGACAAGGATAAGCTGCGCTTAACCTTTATGTCAAGCCATACTCTATTGCGCGAGTTAAGCTAGGCTTAAATAATATGCTGATGCCAAGTCAACTGCATGAGCGAATACGTGCTACAAGAAGGGCCGCTGGCCTAACCCAGGAAAAACTCGGGGAATTGCTTGATGTCTCTAAAGCAGCTGTAGCTCAATGGGAATCCAAAAATCCAGAAAAGCGAACGAAACCAACGCACGCGAATATGGTGGGGATACATCACCACACTGATGCTTCAATGGACTGGTTAATCAATGACGAAAGCGACCTCGTAAATATTTATCGATCAGAAACCAAAAGTACCACCCCTGACAGCAACACTAGGCGAGTTATCAGCCCCCACGCTAGGCGGCTTATTTCCCGCATCGAAACCGCCGAATCATCAGGCAGCTCATCCCCTCAATTACTCGCTGCGCTGGAAGCAGTACTCGACCTGGCGCAGCCCGTAGCCACCAAGGACGGTTACAAGGGCCTGGACGATTTACCCGCGGAATGACCTATACGCTGCGCTTCCTTTCGGCAACACGCTTCAGCGGATTTTTGCGCTGGCTTCCAGGAGAGGGAAAAGGGAGCGACGAGGCCGGTCGCGAGGCGACGGCAATCATTCAAATTCACCATCCAGGGCTGCCTACAGCAAGACCTTTTTATGCCAAGTTCTACCCGGATCTGGCGGGTCGCTCTCGAGCGCTGGCCAATGAAGTCGCCGGCTACGTGCTGGCCGACCGCTGGGCTCTGCCGCAACCGGCTCCCGCCTGCATCCTGCGCGCGCCACTCAATAAACTCGACCTGAAAACCTTGCCGAAGCGCCACGCCTGGCTCAAAGCGATTGCGAAAGAACGTACCGATTATCCGGCCTTCTGCACCCTCGAGATCAATGCCCCCACCCCGTATCATCACTTCGGCGCCAAGGCCCACAATGCAATGATGGGCGATGTCCGGCGCTGGAAGGATGCCCTTAAAACGCTCACCTTCGACGACATCGTGGCCAATCTCGACCGACACCTGAACAATCTGCTGCGAACCGGGGAAGCCCGCTATGCCCTGATCGATCACGGGCGCCTGGTAGTCGCCGACGGCCACTGGCAAAAGGAACATCTCGACCCGGCGCTGGCTGCCAATAATCGTTTGCTGGCGCTCCTGCATGAGCACCCTACAGAGGCCGCCAACGGCATGGTAGCTGCCGCAGACTCTGCCACCGCGCTGCTGACTGGCCTGCATGAAGTCAACCACTGGCTTGGCCCCTTACTGCATAACGAGACCGAGCGGGCCGCCTTTCACAACTTTCTACAAACGCGTACACTCTCGGCACCGCAACGAATCGCCGACCGCTACGCGCTATGCTGACTCTCGATCCCCTATTTGCCGCCGACGAAACTGCAGCCAAACGCCCCAAAATCAGTGGAAAATGGTTTGAAATCCAACTCGCCCCCGATCTTGTCTCAGGCGAACGGCTGAACATTGGCGTCGGCTTTATCCAGGCACGGACAAGGAAATTCTTTTTTCGCCTGCTCGACACTCCAGCTCCGTTCGCCTGCCTCTACGGGCCGGGTGCGCGCGAACAATTCGGTTTTCTGCTGCGCGTAGTGTGCGAATCGCTTGAGCAGCATGGCCCCAATGCCGGAATCAGCGAGCAGATCAGTTTTGGCGTTCCGCGCGCCGCTCAAGGCGACAGTCCGCAGGAAATCGTTGATGCGTTTTACCAGTCCGTAGTTACGCTGGGCCGCCGCGCACAGATGGACGATGCTGATGCGCCCACTCCGGCAGAACGCACGGCTCCGCGCAGTACCGAGAGCATCCGCAAGCGTATCCGACGCGCCTTCCGCAGTAATGATCGCGATGGTTTTGGACGTTATTGGCGTGACGAATCAGTAGTGCTGCCGATAGGCAATGCGCGTCATCGCATTGATCTTCCGATCTGGCAAGATCAACAAGAACTGTTTAGCCCGCGCTGTTTCGCCAGCATTGTCTCGGCCTGCTACAGAAACAGTCACTATCGCGACGGTTATCTCAAAGGTGCATATCACGGCCTGACGATTGCCCGAAGCTACACTCTCGGCAGCGCCAAGGGCGGCGTGTTCATTCTGCGCCCAACCGAAGATCCGACGATACCGAATGAGATGAAACTAGCTATCGACAACGAAATTGATGACGTCACGTGGGTGCTAAAGGAAAAGTTCGCCATCACGCCCTACGTGAGAGACACGCTGGCCCGCATCAAGGAAGACGCATTGGCGTTTGTACTTTGATCCCTGCTGTCACGCATAAACTGCCACGACCTATTGACTAAACTTACCTTAATGGTAAATAATAAGCCTTATCCGCTGTTTGATTTAGTGACGGTACGCGGATATGTAAGCTCGCTTAAGTTTGCCCTCGTCACCACGAAGGCACGACACCAGTATCAGGATCTCGAATGGACTTCGCAGCACATCGTTGAGCTTTTTGAATTGCTTGATGAAGACCAGCATCTCCTCGGCAACCAGATCGGCATGGAATCCGATAATGGCCCCCTTGATTGCGATCACTACTGCATCAAGATAGTGGAAATGGACCGCAACGATGATTACGACCCAACTACAACCGATGGAAAGCGACTGCGCAGAGCCGCTATACGGGAGAGCTGCTCAGTGATCTATCTGAAGTTTTCCTTGGATACCTGCTTTGATCCCGAAGTAGGGATTGTTTCCATTCACCTATCGAGTTAACCATGAGCAAAATTTGCCGTCGATGCAGGGAAGGCGAGATGATCGTTACAACCAGTTCGCGCGATGTGAACACACGCAACGGCAGTGTTTTCGTCGAAGGGCTGCAACATTGGCAGTGCCCGCATTGCGATGCCCAGGTAGAAACCCCTGATCAACTCGACTTCAATTCGAACCTGATTCGCGCAGAACTGAAGCGGATACGCTCAGTTGCGCGCCAGGGAAGCAAACTTCTGAGCGGAGATCAAATCAAGTCGCTGCGCACGCGGTTCCGACTTACACAGAAGCTCGCTGCTGAATTGTTTGGCGGTGGCCCAGTGGCCTTCTCGAAGTACGAATCTGAAGATATTAACCAAAGCGTCGCCATGAACCGGCTGCTGGAGTTGTGCCTGGTCGATAACCCGGAAAACATTGCGCACATAGCAAAACGCTACGAGGTCTCTCTGTCACCTGAAACCCTGCTTGCGATTGAAGCCAACATTCCGGACCGCATAGCCCTGCGCCGATATGGCATCAAGGCTTACGAATCGCTTTTCGGCGCTGCGCTTTCTGAACTCCCAGCATACTCCGACGCGGCCAACGAGTGCTTGTACGCCAGGTTCGAAAAATCGCCACAGCGTGATAAAGCAAGACTGGAAGACGTCGCGCTCTGGGTTGCCTGACATGAAGCCAAGCATTCTCCAACTCCGAGATCTGCTTTTTGTGCGGACGAGAATCGACATCGACCCGGAATTTGAAGGCGAGGCCGGAGATTTTGAATTTGAAGGTTCAAAATACCGATGGGAAACGCGCTATGGACATCGCGACGATGAACCGTTGAAATTCTGGCTCGGACTTGAATACGCCCTGCAAAGCGACAAAGAAAAACGCTGTCCTTACATTGTCGACATGAAAGCGGTCGCGTTCTTCGATGTCGATGAATCCGTCCCTGAAGAGAAACGCGATTTATTAATTTACGAAAATGGCTCTGCCCTGGTATTCGGCGCGATCAGAGAAATGATTGCCAGCATTACCGGACGCAGCTTGTTCGGCACCCTGATGCTGCCGACAGCATCGTTTATCGACAGTTTCAAGGAATACCAGAACAAATCTGCAACGGCGACAACTGAAAAGGCGCCAGACCAGAGTCAGCCTAGCTGACCAAGACTTCCACTTGGGATACCATGCCCCCGTTATATGCATAACGGGAGAGGACCATGGCCAAAAAGAGCGGTTCTGGCAGTTTCATAATCATCGCACTACTCATTGCGGCACCCGTCGCCGCCATGAAATGGCTTTACGCGGCCATTGGCGGATGGGGAATCATTGCCATCGGCCTGTCCGCCGGCGTAATTTGGCAACTTATACTGCTGTCGAGACGCATAGCGGAAGTCGCCGACCGAGATCGCCACATCACTACTCTGGAGACCGATCTCGATATTGCTGAGAAAGCACTCTCCAGCCTTCGATCCCAGGTCTCGGCTCTAGAAAAATACAGCCCTATCATTGACGTCGAAGCCCATGTCGCACGCCTGCGCGCCAGCGGGGAAGACGAACGATCCGCCGCCGCCCAGGCCGCAAAAGATCGCATTGCTCAGGGCGAACTCAAACTTGCGAGAGCAGCGCAAGAAGCCGACGTAATCATTGCCGACGCCAAACGACGAGCATTAGAGATCGCAGGAGACGCCCTACAGGCCAAGGACCGCGCTGACCACTACGAGCAGACGGCCAGGGCCATGAAGAACATAATCGAAGGTTACGGCGACCAATACATCATTCCCACCTACCAGCTACTCGACGAACTGGCAGAGGAATTGGCACATACCGATGCCGGTCAAAAACTCAAGGAATCACGCGACCACACCCGCACCATGGTGAAAATGAACCGCGCCGCACTCTGCGATTATGTGGAGGCAGAACGCCGTATAACAGCGATCCGTTTTGTCACCGACGCCTTCAACGGGCGCGTGGACGCGATTCTTTCGCGCAGCAAAGCCGATAACCACGGAACACTGGCGCAACAGATCAAGGATGCCTACAACCTGACCAACCTCAATGGAGCCGCCTTTCGCAATGCACGCATCACGCCGGAATATCTTCAGTCGCGGCTTGACGAGCTGCGCTGGGGAACGGTTGTAATGGAATTACGCGAACAGGAACGAGAGGAACAACGCAGTATCAAGGAACGCATCCGCGAGGAAGAGCGCGCCCAGCGTGAATTCGATAAGGCACTTCGGGATGCCGCCAAAGAGGAAGAAACACTCAAGAAGGCCATGGAAAAGGTACAGCAGCAAGTTGCCCAGGCGAGCGACGCCCAGCGTGCTGCCTTCGAAGCCAAGCTGGCAGAACTGGAAGAGAAGCTCAAGCTCGCCGAGGAAAAGAGTCAGCGCGCCCTGTCCATGGCCCAGCAAACCAAGTCCGGCCACGTGTATGTGATCTCGAACATCGGATCATTTGGCGAAGAGGTCTTCAAGATCGGGATGACTCGTCGCCTGGAACCCACCGACCGAGTCCGCGAACTAGGCGACGCTAGTGTGCCCTTCGAGTTCGATATTCACGCCATGATCTACAGCGACGACGCCCCCGCGCTCGAACACGCCCTGCACAAGCATTTCCTTCGAGCGCAGATGAATAAGGTCAATCCACGAAAAGAGTTTTTCCGCGTTCCACTCACCGACATCCACCGCGAGATTGACGGCTTAGGTATCGCTACCTCCTGGACGATGTTGGCCGCCGCTCGTCAGTACCGGGAAACTTTGGTCATCGAGGAGCAACTGCGAAACGATCCACAGGCCCAGTCCGGATGGATACAGCACCAAGCCGAGCTGGAAGAAGAGATCGAGCATGCGGAAGAGATCACTGAGGCCGCAACACCCGAGTAAGCATCTCCCCGCCAGCGCTGACTCCTGAACCCGTCCAAGAGACGGGTTTTTTACGCCAACAAAGTTAAGTTTGACTTATCTTTTTTAATTAGATAAGCTGTACTTAACTTTTGAAAAAGGAGAACAGCGATGCACCCCACCCTCAACATCGGCGAGATCACCATTCGCCAGGACGAGGCAGGTCGCTACTGCCTCAACGATTTGCACAAAGCGGCTGTTTCAAATGGAGCCAACGAACGAACCAAGGAACCGGGAAAGTTTTTTTCCAGCCCGCAAACGATAGACCTGCTGGGCGAGCTGACCGATACCCAGGATCTGGGTATCGCTCCTGTCAATGCCATCAAGGGCGGGAATGATCAAGGCACCTATGTAGTCAAGGAGCTGGTCTACGCCTACGCGATGTGGATCAACGCAAGTTTCCATCTCAAAGTGATCCGCGCCTACGATGCGATGGTCACCGGCGGCGGCGTGATGAACCCGGCCACGCTCACTCGCCTGCAGCTGATCGAGATCGCCATGCAAGCCGAGCAAGAGCGGCTGCTGCTGGTTGATCAGGTAGAAACCCTGACGCCCAAAGCCGAAGCCCTTGATCGCATCGCCACCCGCACCGATGGCACGCTATGCATCACCAATGCCGCCAAGTCACTGCAGATTCAGCCCAAGGCACTATTTTCCCACCTCCAGGCTCACCAGTGGATCTACCGCCGCGCCGGTGGATCTGGCTGGGTCGCCTATCAGCATCGCCTGCAATGCGACTTGCTTGAACACAAGGTCACCACGATCGAGAGATCGGACGGAAGCGCCAAGACAGTCGAGCAGGTACTGGTGACGGCAAAGGGCCTCGCCAAGCTGGCAGAGCAGTTCCATCTGGCAGCGGCATGAGTTCTGCCGACGCAGGGCGAGACGCGGAAATGGATCTGCTAGCCAATCAGATAGCGGGGGTATGCGTAGATCAGCACAGCACCATCGTGCTCGGCGCGCTGTTTTCCCTGGCGTTTCAAATCATCGCGAATAGCCCGGATCGCGGCTATGCGCTGGCCTGCGTCAATTTCCTAGAAAAGCAGGCCCGCATCATTAAATAGCAACTCACTTCATGACATCGCTCAGGAGCCCATCATGCTGAAAAAGTACGCAGTCCGTTTCATCATTAACGGCAGCAGCCGCACCTACATCGTCGCCGATCTCGGCACGCCGGACGCCATCTGCCAGGCGATTGACCATCTCGAAAGCGACGTGCCCGAGCTGCTCGAAGCACGCGGCCTAGCCATCATCGCCAAACCCTACCCGGAAGGCGAGCACCTCGCCTGCGAAGGCGAAGGCCCGGTCATCAACAAATCGATGTACCTGACCTTCCCCGAACTGGCGGCGGCATGAAATCCTTCATCGCCCTCATCGCCATCGCGGGTCTGCTCGCCGTCTATGGCCTGGTCGACATCATCGAGCGCACCACCGAAGATCGGCTGTCTTACCGCGCCTGGGTTGCAGACGCCTGCACACCGAACCCCGGCGAGACGGCGATCGCCACGCATGACGGCAGCAAGCTGCGCTGCACGATCTACAGCCACACCGGCTATGGCCTGGCGCCAACCGTGCTCAGCGCCGCCGTGATGGAAGTCCCACTGTGACCGCGAGCGAAATGAAATCGGTCACCAAGACCGAGCAACTCATCGGCGTGATCCGGCGACTGGGCAGCGTGCGCACCGGCGATCTGGCCAAGGCCACCGGCGTGCCATCTGCCAGCATTTCCGTATTGCTGGCCGTCGCCGTGCGCAAGGGCGTCCTTGCCGTCTGCAAGGTAACGGTGCCTGGCTCGCCACCCTCGAACGAATACCGCATCGGCGGCGGCATGGCCGTGCCTGACTTCCAGCCGCTCAAGACCAAACGTTCTGGCGTCGCCCTGGGCACAGCCGCCCACCGCAACACCGAGGCCGGCAAAGCGCCGCCCCAGCCACCCAAACCCAATTCGGCCGAGCCGCCGGTATTCCTGAATCATCAGCCCCAGCCGGCGGTGGGTAAAAACACCGGCAGCGCGCGATCGGGCATGTCTTCGACAGCCGCCTCCCCCGAGGCGCACGCCGTTGCTGCCCCGGCAACGCCGAAGCCAGCGTCTGAACGGCGGGGAACCGGTCCCGCGCAGACAAAAGCTTCGGCGGGTGACGCCACCAGCGCACTGGATATTCGCATCGATCACGACGGAACGATCACGATTGGCACCATTGAATCCGTTATCGAACTCGATCCCAAACAAGCCCGAAAACTCGGCCATTTCATGGGTGCCACCCATGGCATCTGGAATCCCTTCTGACCACCACCTGGAGAAACACATGAAGAAAATCGCAATCCCTGCCGTCGACATCGGACTCGCCGACGGCGAACAATACGCCGGCCTGATCCTCAGCGAAGACGGCACGCCTATCCATCATCTGGTGCTGCTGCCCGGTGATCACGAAGACACCGAATGGCAAGCCGCTGTCGATTGGGCCGCAAGCATCGGTGGCGAACTGCCTAATCGCCGCGAGCAATCACTCCTGTTCGCCAATTGCAAACAGCATTTCGAAGAGGACTGGTACTGGTCCGGCGAGCAACACGCCTCCGACGCGAGGTATGCCTGGTTTCAGTACTTCGGCAACGGCAACCAGTACTACCGCCACATCTACGCCCAGTGCCGCGCCAGAGCTGTCCGCAGATTGTCCATTTAGTCCTTTATCCCTTCATTCCTTCGCAGGAGCGCCACATGAAACCCTCTGAATTCAAAGCCCGCTGGCTCAAAGACAACCTCAAGGCCGGCGAGACCTATTCCGGATTCATCCTCGGCAAAAACGGCGAACCGGACTACCACCTGATCCTGCTGCCCGGTGAAGCCAATGGCGTCACCTGGGAACAAGCCAAGGAGTTCGCCAAGAAAGCCGGCGGCGAACTGCCGACACGACGCGAACAGTCGCTGCTCTACGCCAACCTCAAAGAGGAATTCAAGCCCAACTGGTACTGGTCCGGCGAGGCATACGCCTCCGACGCGAGGTATGCCTGGAGTCAGTACTTCCGCAACGGCACCCAGTTCAACGACCACCTCGGCGCCCAGTGCCGCGCCAGAGCTGTCCGCAGATTGCTGATCGACTAGCCGCCACCTTTTCATTCCGGCATGAACCCCATGAACCCCACGATCAAAGAACGATTGCTCGCTAAGGCCGTTTCGCAGGGCGATTGCCTGATCTGGACTGGCGGGAATAGCAAGACGTCGGGATATGGGTTGATTTGGGCCGATGGTCGCCACCAGAGCGCACACCGCATCTCCTATCTCGTGCATCACGGCGAAATCCCGGCGGGCGCGGTGGTCATGCACTCCTGCGACAACCGGCTCTGCATCAATCCCGCGCACTTGAGCCTTGGCAATCAGCGTGCGAATACCGCCGACATGCTCGCCAAGGGACGCGGCAATAAGGCCAGCGGCGAAGCGCATGGCCTCGCCAAGCTGTCCAATGCCCAGCGCGACGAAATCTATCGGCGCTACACGCCTTACCAGCGCGGCAACAGCACCTGTGCACTGGCGCGGGAGTTCGGCGTACGCCAAAGCACCATCTATCGCATTGTTCGCAGCAAGCCCTGGTCGGACGCCTACGCATCATGATTGCTTCGCCGTGCCGCCAGCGCCGACTATTGACAAGCGCATTCAACCGGGCGCATGATCCGCTCGCTACGGGAAAAAACGTAGTCGGGTTTGGCGACTCGGATGGAGCGGCGACAAGCCGCTATGCAGTCAGCAAGCGGCTTTTTTGTCGTTTGGTGCGTCCAGTTTTGGGCGGGCCGAATGGGAGAGCCGCAAGGCTCTGCCGGTGCTCCACCGGTTCGCCAACCCGTTCGGTACCGCCCTCCCGTTTGGCGACGGGAATTCGGTTATTCAATCGGACTGGAGCACACATCATGAATGCAAAAACCCGGCGCGCTCGCGCCAAACCCACCGCCGAACCCACAATGGACGAAGTCGCGCAACGCGATTTCACGGCGCTAGTCACCGAAGCGCAAATCGAGGAAAGCGAACGTGAGTACAACAGCATTTGGGGCATGCGACGCCGCGTAATGCTGATCTCGCTGGCGCGCTCTCGCGACCAACTACTAGAAGGCTTTGGCTCAGGTGACGGTCCAGACACGTTGCTCAATATGGTCGAGGAAATCAACCTTTACAAGGACCACCTGCGCGAGGGTGCAGAGATCGCTGATACCGCTGTCTCACGCTTGCTATGCGTAGTCCACGCCATCATCGAGATGGGGCACGGCCATGAATAAGCACGGCAACCCCAAACACGGTGGCCACGGCACGCATAACTTATGCGCGCTGGAAATCCATGATGCAGCGCTGCTACACCGCCACGGCGACCAACTACCGCTACTACGGCGGAAGGGCATCACCGTCTGCGCGCGCTGGCACGAGTTCGCGGCCTTCCTCGCCGACATGGACGAATGCCCTGATCGAACGATGACGCTTGACCGGCACAAGAACGAGATCGGCTACGAACCAGGCAACTGTCGATGGACTACACAAGCCGAGCAAAACAAGCACCGTTCGTCCTGCGTTGAACTGACGCACAACGGCATCACGCAGAACGTTGCTGACTGGGCCGCTGCTGTCGGTATGACGGCCAACACCATCCGCATGCGCCTGCGCCTCGGCTGGACCGTTGAGCGCGCACTCACGCAACCCCTCACCAAAACCTATCGCATAAAAGGAATGTCATGAGTCTAGAACTCCACCAGATGATTACCCTCAGCAAGGTCAATATCCGCAAGAAAGGCCCCGCAGACGCGCACATGCTGATGATCGACATCAAGCTCAGTGCCGCTACCGATCCGGGCATCCTGGCGCATTTCGATCCAACCCTGCGCCATTTTCTGTTCTCCGAGCATGGCGGCCCGCGCATGCGCAACATCAAGCCGATCAGCTGGACTGGTGAAATGGCGCACATGGATCTCACCATTGCCGGCGAGCGCTTCATCGGCGCCGTGCTGACCAAGTTCAAATTCGAGCCGCTGCCGTCGGGCCGACTGGCGCTGTCACTGGTAGCCAGCGTGCATCCCGAAGGCCGGCAGACCGCGATCCTCGCCGATCTGGCGGGCGATGAAATCGAGATCGAAATTCGCCCGGAACCCAGTCTGGATTTGCAGCCAAAAACTGCAGATTCTGACGTGGTGACAGAGATCAAGGCCCTGAATGAATCACTCGAAAAGAGCGGAACCTCACTCACCATCACCGGTCCTGACGGAGACGTCATTGGCCGCTTAGGCGCGGAAAGCGAAGAGGCGTATCAGGAGGCCGTCAAGCTGGTGCGCGAAACCAATCGACCATCGATCAGCCATGTGCAGCGAAATCTGAAGATCGGATACAACGCCGCCGCGCGCATCCTGGAGCGGATGGAAAAAGAAGGGATCATCAGCGCCCTGGATGACAAAGGCAATCGGAACATTATCAGCAAACCGGCTGCCAAGAAAGGCAGCGGCGTCCCGATCAAGTATCGCCACCCGCAGAATTCCGACCTCACCTGGACGGGCAGAGGAAAGATGCCGGGATGGGCTAAGCATCTGCTTGACCAGGGCGGCCAGCTTGAAGTGTGCGACGCCGCGGCATCATGACGATCTGGACCAAACAGCAGCTCGCCATGCTGATCAAGCGCTATGCAAACGAACGCACCGAGGATCTCGCACGGGACATCGGCCGCACGATGCAGAGCTGCTACACCAAAGCGCGCGCGATCGGACTCAAGAAATCCCCCGATTACCTGGCGGGACCGGATGCCGGAAGACTTCACCCTGGGACAGGAATTCAGACGCGGTTCAGCAAAGGTCAGGAGCCCTGGAACAAGGGCACGCACTACGTCGCCGGCGGCCGTTCGAAAGAAACGCGCTTCAAGAAAGGCAGCACCCCGGCGAACCGCCTGCCAGTCGGCTATATCCGGCTGAATTCGGAAGGCTATCTCGACATCAAGACCGCGCCCGGCCCAAGAAAGTGGGTGTCACTGCATCGCTGGAACTGGGTACAGGCGACAGGAGAATTGCCTCCGCGCGGCATGGTGTTGATCTTCAAGGATGGCAACCGGATGAATTGCGACATCAGCAACCTGGAATGCATCACGTTGCGGCAAAACATGGCGCGCAATACCGTCCACCAATTACCCAGGGAAGTCGCCGAGCTGGTGCAGCTGCGCGGCGCCCTGCTGCGCAAGATCCGCAACGCCGAACGAACCCACCATCAGGAGGCCGCATGACCACCCACACCCCACCCGCCGGCGGCACCATCGCCGAGCTGCGCACTGAACTCTTCGCCGCCCTGCGCGGCCTCAGCGACAAGAGCCAACCACTGGACATCGATCGCGCCAAGGCCATCGCCGATGTCGCGCAGACCATCATCAACAGCGCCAAGGTCGAAGTCGAATTCGTCCGCGTCGCCGGCGGCAAAGGCAGCGGATTCATTCCATCGGAAATAGCGTTGCCGGGCGACGAAGGCGGTGCCAAGGTGGTCGAGCAACGCCCCGGCTTGCGCGTTACTCAGCATCGGTTGAAGGGGTAACCCGGTGATCGAACAGGCCATTATTGCGATCTGCGGCATGTCCTCGATCTGGCTTGCCAACGATCCGCGCGAACGCTGGCGACGCTGGGCCTGCCTCATCGGCCTGATCGCGCAACCGTTCTGGATGTACGCCACCTTCAAGGCGGCGCAGTGGGGAATTTTTGCGCTGTCGTTTGTCTATGCCGCTGGATGGATGCGCGGCGTGCGGCATCACTGGATGAAGAGTTGAAATGTTCCTGACCATCGAAGAACTTCGGGAATTAACCGGATGGAAGCGCCCGGCCAAGGTCATGGAGTGGCTTGCCGATAATGGCTACCTATTCAAGATAGGCGGCGATGGCTGGCCAAGGGTACTCCGTGAGGCCGTGTGTGCTAGTCTATCCGGTCAAATTACCAAGCCAGAGCCAAGAATGCACCTATGAACGCCCGGAAACTCCCCGTCCGGATGCACGAAAAGAACGGGGCTTACTATTATGTCTTTCGCAACAAGTGGACATTTTTGTCCAGAGACAAGGCCGAGGCTTTCAGGATGTACTCTGGCACGTTTGTTGAGAAAAGAATTAAAGGGCTGGCCGACCTCTCGGATGCGTTTCTGTCCAAATACACCGGCGAGCCGAGTACGGTCAAGCTGCATACCTTGGCCTGCAACAAGATCAAGAAAGTATTTGCAGAGTTTGAGCCGTCCGATCTGAAGCCGTCCCATATTTACGCCTTGATGGACGCCACCAGTGATACCCCGGCGATGGCGAATCAGTACGTCAGGACGTTACGCATGGTCCTGAGTCTCGGCATCAGAAAAGGCTTGATTGAGCATAACGTCGCCACCGAGATTGACTTATTCCCCAGCACCAAGCGAACGCGCAACCTGACCATAGCGGAATTCGAGCTTATCAAGGCGCACTGCCAACCTACGCTCAGAGCTATCCTCGATATTTGCTACCTGACCGGGCAGAGAATAGGCGACGTGCTGAAGATCAAATATGCCGACTTTATAGCTGATGGTCTATACGTTAAACAACAAAAGACCGGGCATGAATTGATTGTGAAAATATCGCCCGATCTGGAAGCGGCCATCAGGACTGCCAAGAGCATCCATCAGTCCGTGCGAGGGCTTACCCTATTCCATACGCGCAAAGGCACACAGCTTGCCTACAACACGATTCGGACGCAGTTTATGCGGGCCTTGGAGAAATCAGGCGTGAAGGGAGTAACCCTGCATGACATTCGCGCCACCGCAGCGGGTGAGGCCAAAAAGCAAGGAATAGACGGGATGGGATTGCTAGGTCACAAAGAGAAAAAAACGCACGCGGGATACCTGCGCGAACATACTATTCCAGTCGTCGATCCGGTGAAGTTTGCGACAAAATCTTAGACACTTACCTAAAAACCTTAGACAGATTGCGATAAATATCAAATGAATCAAATACATATAGAGCTATGTGGTTTTGCTGTCAGCAACTAGAATAAATGCTATATCTATTTGATAATTAAGCATTTTATATAGAGAAACCTTCTAAGGTTTTGTGGTTTTTAGGTGTCCGCGAACCCGCGTGGTTGCTGGGTGTCATTTTTAATCTTAGACACTTTTCAGCGATCACTCCCCTCGCCTAATCCACTCCACCAGCGCCCGCTTTTCCAGTCGGCAGGAGGCGTAGACCTCCGAGCCATCCTGCACCGCTCGCGCCAGATCCGCTGCTGACGGGCTTGCGGGTTCCGGGTAGGGCTGGCAGTCCAGCATCGATGCGGATGGCCGAGGGCGGGGCACCGTTGGCGGTACGGATGGCGTCGAGCAGCACGCCGAAAGTTCCATCGCTAACGCGGCAATTACGAGCAGTTTCATCACGGGCGATCTCCAATTCTAGTTTGTGGCGTTTTTCACTGGACGCAAGGCGTGTTTTCGCTGAGGCTTCTGCGACGGCCAGCGCTTCTGCGGATTCAGTCTTAGCGTCTGCACGTGCCTTGTCAGCAGCGAAATTGGCCGCTTCGAGCTGCTGCTTGGCATGGGCGCGGACCTCCCATTGATACCCGGTCCAGAATCCCAGGCCGACGGCGACGAGAACAGCGACAAGGCGTGCAAGAAGAATTGATGGATTGAGCATGTCATTTGACCTCCGCATCACGTTTTGCTTCTGCCGTCTTGCCATTGACGTAGGAATACCCGCCCAGGCCCGCCAGCGGTACGGCGACAGCGCCCATCGCCATCGCTACTTCATTTCCGATGTACCCGGCAGCGGCCAGGATCACCAGGCTGATCGACATCGCCAGCGTCGCCAGCAGCATGGCGATCCGCTTGGCGCTGGCGCGGTCGGTGCGACCGTCGCTGATCGCCTCACGCAGCCAGTTCATTACACCCCCAGCGTGTAGGTCGTGCCGGCATAGCTGAAATGCGCGGTCAGTATTCTGCGGCGCAGTTGCGGGTCAAATGAAATGTGCACCCAGCCGCCCTCTTGAATGCATTGGTCGAATTGAATATCGCTGGCCTCGATGGCCTTCACAATCGACAGTGCGTCGCCGAACGGATCGCAGACGAAATCCGCCGCGTAACCATCCATGTGCGCCGAATCCTTGGCGCCGCCGACGGCTGCATTCAGCGCCGGGGCTCGGTAGCCGGAATCAATATGCAGTGGGAAGCCGAGCAGCGCCCGCACTTCCTCCAGTCCATGCGCCAGCACATTCAGACGCGCAACGATCAGCGCCGAGCACGTGTTATCAATGCCGAAGCGCTCCGCCTTGCTGCTGCGCGTCAGTTCTTCCAGCGTGAAATGATCGGTCAAGTTCATTTTCCCACCGCGTTATGCACGATACCGGTCCACAGCGCCATACCCAGCGCCACAACCACCAGGCCGACGAAAGCGAGCACGCCGTGATCGGTGGCCTTGCGCAGTTTCTTTCCGAAGCGTAAATCCTCGCGGAAGGCTTCGACCGATTCCGGCTTATCTATATCCACGCCGAGGATGGCGAATACCTTCTTGACTGCAAGTTCAGCAGACTCAAGTGCGTGAGTACAGGAAGTTTGAGTCATACAATCTTTAGAAGCCATGATTTTCCTTAGTGAGTACCGTAATTATGATAAATTTATTTTATCCAGCCACTCCGACTCCAACCCGAAGTCTTCCATCGTGTTGGTCGATGCGGTGTATTTAACGATCATGCCGCGATTCATATCCAGCCCTGCCGACACGTCGCCGTAGGTGCGGTACAAGTATTGAGCGAACCGTTGTGTGGTCATATGCGCGAGGCCGTAGGTTTTCTCAGCCCAATCCATTAGCCGATCAAACGTCACTATCGGTTCTTCTGTCCAGCCGGCATTGACGAACGGCACGCCGAGCTTATCTATGACAAGGCATTGCACGATGCAGTTGTAGATCGAGGCATACGGCAGGCCGAAGAAGCCCCCATCTGCCCAGGCCGGCCCCCATGAGTTTTGCACCAAGAACCGGCCCACCGCATCGTCATAGCCGATTATCATCACCGCATGCTCGCCGACAAACGGATTCTTGAATCGGTCACCGATGGGGTTCCAGTGCGACTCGCGCCAGTTCTTCTGATCGCCAAGGCTGTAGAAATCCTCGGTCAACGCCATGCCAATCGGCACGCACATTCCTTGCGCCAGACAGGTCTTGATGGTGTCGAGTGTTACGCTGAGATAATGCCAAGACTGAATCTTGTACTCGGCAGCTTCAGCGTCCAGCGCAGCAGGCGGCTTGATATCCTGTTTGTTGGTCGTTGAAGGATAGGAAGATTCAAGACAACAGCCCCGCGACTGCAAAACGGTAGCCGCATCACCGAGCGTCTTGATACCCTCGGTCGATGGGAATTTCTCAAGCTCTCTCGCGTAGTAGTAGAGGTAAGCCGGGGAGAGTTTCAAGTCACCCCCGTTGCGCTCATAGGCCACCTCCACGGCTTTGTGGATGCCTTCGGCCACGCACATACCGACAGTTCCCTGATTCTCTACCTGATCTACCAACGGGCGAAGATCGACAGCAGCGGGGTTCATATCATTTGGTTCCGCAGAGCAATGATCTGTGCTTTGTACTGGTCAAGCCATGTCGTGTCTGGCGCATCTTCCACCAGCGAGCGCAGGGACTTTTGCTGAAGCGCAACAATTTTCTTCAGCAGTTCCGCGTTGGTCGGCGGCAGGGGAATGGGCGTACTGAAATTAGTTCCATCCCACACATCGCCCAACTGCGCGGTTTCCGAAGGTATCCAGATCAAGTCGGGATGGAATAGCCCTTCAATGGAGTCGACGTTGATGGACTCAACGGCCTTGCCGTCTTGGATTCGTAAGTAGCGCATCAATAAAACTCCTCAACAATCACAACACCACGAGCGCCAGTGCCAAGATTCGCGCCATTTGCACTCCCGCCACCGCCGTATCCAGCGGGAGCGTTATAAGGAGCCGACATCCCCCCCGGCGCACCTAAGAATGATGCCCCTCCATTTGTTCCGGTTGTTCCATCCCCGTCCCCGCATGGACTCCCATTTATATTTATATCGCCACCAGTACCCGTTCCACCAAGACCAGAGCCAGTTGTGCCCCCCGTTGCTGAACAGTGCGCCCCGAATGAGCTTGTCCCACCCACCCCTGCTGCGGTCACAATCTGCCCGCCGCGCCCCACGATCACTGTTTCAGTCGCCCCGAGACTTGCAGCAAGGATGGTCTTGATACTCGTCCCACCCCCACCACCCGCATTCGAACCTCCTCCCCCTACCGCCGTTACCTTCGCATAGACCAGCCCCGCAGGTTTTGTCCATGTCGTTGTGTAAGCGATAGAGTTGAGCGTCACTGTGCCGGATGTATTTACGCCCAGCGTGGCGAACGTGGTCGGATTTCCGGTATCGCCTTTTATCTGGAAAGTAGCGCCGACCACCTGTGCCACAGTGAAATTAGAGGCAGTGAACGTACCTGAGAAATCCACATAAGTCGTATCCCCGTTGGATAACAAATGCGCCGCTTGACTGGTCACGGTGATAATGACCGGAGGGTAGATGGTGACCAGACCGGAAGTCGCCCCGGATGTGCTGTGTGTCACCGTCCAGTCATTTGCGGTCTTGCCGGTAATAGTGAACCAGCCATCAACTGCCGTGCCAGTTGTAAAGTCTAGATAGAGATAATCCCCGATCTGCCGGGTATGCGCGTTCTCCGTGACCGTGACAGTAGTCAAAGTCCGCGAGTAGGCCGCGCCGACTACCGATGCAGCGCGGGAGAATGTTCCGGTAGGGTGGGCAGAATAAAGGTGACTTACGGGAGACAACCCGGATAACGCCACCCGCGTCCAGTTAGTTGCATCTGTCGATGGGTCGGTCGTGCCTGCCCCGGCAGTCACGCGGCGATAAGTTTGCAAATTAGCCGGACTGTATCGCGCATTGCCGATGGCATAGGTCGTGCCACTAACCCACGCGATGGCATTCATGGTCGTGACGGCGGCGCTGGCGACGGAAGCGTCCGTGGCGCTGCTGGTGGCGTAGCCATACGCCAGAAGCGCATTGTCGTAAATGTTGGTTGCCAGCGCGTTGGCCCCAGATAAAAAACTTCCCGCCAAATACGAAAAAAAGGCAGACATTCGCGCCGGGAAAGTGCTTCGATCAGCGCGATCCGGAACCGTCGGCGCAGCGGTAATTGGTGTAGGAGATGTGGGCGTAGTCATCAGACGAGTCCTTTTACATTGATGGTGAGCGTGGCGTGATTGGGGCCGTCGTAACTCAGTGAGCCAGAGCCGAGGCCAAACACGTTAAGACCTTCATAACCGTCCGCCACCGTGCCGACAAACGCCGCCGGGACGGCCAGTGTTTCCTGAATGCAGGCCAGCGCATAGTCGGCCCCGGTCTGCGGCAAAACCACGCTGAAACTGGCATTCAAGGCGCTGTGACGGCGCACGATCTCGGCATTGCCAAAGTCGTCGAGTTTGATGTAGCTGTAATCCACCGGCTCGGACTTCGCACCATACTGTGCGCCACCCCAGTCGCCCAGGATCAGGTCGCGCAGATCACCCACGCAGACCATGCCGCAACCGACTGTGGCCCCGCCCGTCGAGGTAATGCTGATCGTTAACTCTGCCGATGGATAGGGCGATAATCCGTCGACCACCAGCTTGGTAATCTGGCGATCCTGGCCAAAACAATAATCATATTCGTCCAGATAGTGGCCATTCAATACGGTCGTTTCGGAATACACCACTGATCCGCCTGGCGCATCCTTGAGAGTCACTTCGACCGATGCGCCGAGTAAGCCGTACAGATTAAGCGCATTGATGAAGTCGGGCGCCATGACCACGGTCAGCGGCGTTACGCAGGTGGTCTGTGTGGCGCAGGTGTTATCGAACATCGACCATTTAGAGGTCGGGCCGATGCTGGTCCAGCGGTTCGGGTCGTTTTCCGGGTAAGTCGTGATGCCGGTGTGCGCGGCAATGCACTCGTAGATTTTATGTGTCGTAGTGCGAATCCGACGATCACCAACCGCATAGGTGCTGGCGCTGATCCATGCGGTTTCGCCCGCCGCGGGTTCCGCTACGGTGGAGCTGGTGACGGTCGCATCAACAATGGATAATGGAACCAATACTTTTGGACTGTACGCGGTGGTCATGGCGCGATCTCCACCAGCACCGGCGCATCGGGCCGTCCGTTGGTCGCCGTCGCGGTGCGCTTGGCGTGGCCTTCGATGGCGGCCAGTTTTTCTGATATGCGCTTGTTTTCGGCAATCAGCTCGGTCAGCAATTTCGATACATTGCCACCATCAATCACCGCTGCGCCGCTTTGACTGTTCGACAGGACGCGCACCGGAGAGGGCGAGTACATCAGCTCGGTTCCCTTTTCTCCCGCCGTGAATAATCCGCTAGCCATTCCCCCGGATGCAAATCCGGGCACACCTGCGGCGTGATACATGCGACTCACCGAGGCGTAATACGCTTCCATTTGCGCCGGCAGGGCATTGAGCTGCTGCGCCGACTGCGCGGCCATGCCGGAGGTATAGGCTTCGACGGTATTCAGTGCGGCGTTGGCGCGGGCCTGATCGCGGGAATAGGCGGATAGATCGCCGGAATTGGTCTTTGATGCAGTGAGTAGCGCCGTGATGGCCGCCGGAAGATCATTGATGGCCTGTTCGTTGCCTAGTCCGGCTTTCTGCGCCGTCGTGACAAATGTGGAATTCGCCACGCTATATTTTTTGGCAGGCGAAAGGGTTGAACTGTCGCCCAGATTCAGACTATCTTGAAATTTCTTGATCGAATCAGTGAAGGCGTCCATTTTTGTAATGGTGGCCGACAGGACGCTTTCCTGATTCTTCCATGAGGCAATCACCGACTCCCCCAAGGCTTGCCAATTGGCGTCGGCCTGTGCAGCAGCATTCTTTGCTGCTGCTGCAATATCAGCATAGGCTTGATTCAATAAAGCGGACGCAGCATTCAAGTCCTGCTGCGCGAATACCTGATTCATCAGTGATCTTGTCGCGGCGTCCGTCGTGCCAGCGAGCGTGTTCTGGCGATCAAGTTGCTGCTGCGTTTTTGCGCCGGTCAGCACGTCGAGCTGATCCTGCCAGCCTTGGCGGGTGGCGTTGATCTGTGCCAGCGCGGCTGCGGCATCGGCGGCGGCCTGTGTTGCCATTGCCTCATCTTGCAGCGCGTAAATCCGGTTCTGGATTGCCAGCGTGCTTGTCGCCATGCCGTCCGTCTCAAGCGTGCGACGCAGGGCCAGTGCATCAGCGGCTTTGCCTTCGAGTTCGTATTGAGTGACCAGCAGGCTGTCGTTGGTGCGCTTGAGATCGGCGGCGGCTTTGAGGGCCGCCGCGTTATCCACCACGGCGGCGGTCGCTAACGTAGTGGCCGAAACCACGCTGGCGAAGGCACCCGACATGCCGAGCAGCGCGGCCTTGGTGGCATCGGTAATCCCCGGCATTTCCATCTGCGCGCGGAACCACTCGCGGGTGGCATTGGTCGCGTCGGGGAGCGTGATGCCGATGGCCGAGAACTGTGTCGAGAGCGCGGCCCACGTCGCCTGCTGCTTTTCAGCATCCGTGTAGAAATTGTCGTAGTAGGTCGAGATTCCCGCTTGAAGATTGGCGGTGCCGCCTGCTGCGTCAATCAGGGAAGTGGTCAGGCTGGCGATATTCCAGCCAAGCGCCTCGAATTCCTTCTTGATCACCATGACATCTGACAGTTTGGTCAGCGCCGCGTCGAGTTCGGCGCTGGACGCGGTTGCCAAGCTGATGCCGGAAACGATGTCCGTAAAGAGCTTGTCAATACCTGTCGAGGCCTGCACTGAGGCCAGCGTCATGCGCTTGGCTTCGAGTTCCAGTTCTGCGCCCGCCTGACCTCGGCCAACGTCGTGATACTGGCCATAAACCTGCTTGCC